GAGTCAAGCCTTGTTGTTATTACCGAGCAGCTGTTGGCAATTTAAAAACTCAATCCACTGTGGAAATATGGAATAATAAGAATTATCGAGAAATTAGAAAAAAGATGATGAATAATCAGGAAGTTCCTGGCTGCGCATCATGTCATGCATACGAAAGTTATAGCAAAGAGTCATTGAGACAGAGTTCAAATCGAGAGTTCTTAGATCAGGTTAGTAAAGTAGACGAAACACAGCCCGACGGATTCTTAGAAAAATTTGAATTAATTTATTTGGATAGTAGATTTAGCAACTTATGTAATCTTTCATGTAGAATGTGCAACGAAACGTCGTCATCGTCGTGGCACAAGTCTGGAGTTGCAATGGGACTAGTTAACAAGGAATCTCCTGTTTTCTTGTCCGCTAGTAATTACTCTGGAGAGTTGTTTGAACAAATTAAAGATCATATTGGTAATATTGAAAAAATATATTTTGCCGGCGGCGAGCCATTGATCATTGATGAATTTTATCAGATACTTGAATACCTAGATAAAAATAAAAAACATGATGTAAAATTAGTCTATAATACAAATCTTACAAAAAAGAATCTCAAAGATAAAAACATTTTTGACTATTGGAAAAACTTTAAAAATATTAGTATAGGTGCTAGTTTAGACGGCGAATGTGCACAAGGCGAATATCTTAGAGCCGGTACAGTTTGGAGTGAGGTTGTTGATTTTAGAAAAGAACTAATGAGAAAACGTCCAGATATTGACTTTTCGGTTAATGCGACACTTTCAATGCTAAATTGTCTACATGTGGTGGATTTCCACAAAAACTGGGTCGAGCAAGGTCTGATTAAACCAGAGGAGTTTAATTTAAATTTATTATTTTTTCCAGAATATTTAAAAGTTGATAATTCTCCTAAATTGTTAAAAGAAAAAATTAGAAAAAAGTACCAAGAGCACCTAGATTGGTTAAGGCCCATTGATAAGTTTGGTAGAGCCACTGCAAGTTTTGAAAGTGTAATATCGTGCATTGATAATAATAATGTATTCGAAAAAGATAAATTCTGGAAAAACATAAAACTTTTTGACAATTACTACAAAACGGACTTACTGGAAACCTTTCCAGAATTAATTGATTTAAAATAACCAAAAAGGAAGTATAATGAAATATATCAAAGCAAGATTAAAAGAATATAGTAGTTTTGATGGCACCTTGTTTGTTGCCATTGGAATGTTGATATTGTTTTTAACTCCATTAGCAAAAATTGCAGCCGGGATTTCTATTGTATACGGAATATATAAAATATTTAAATCCGAACAATGAACGAGTTAGATCAAATAAAACAATTAGCAGGTATCACTCCTGCTAATTCTTCTAACATGCAGCCCTACAATCCTGGCGGTAGCAATGTTAGTGTCACTGGTACAGAAAAAGCCGAAATTCAGCGTGAAAAAAAGATAGAACCTGGCACAGACGAATGGTTCCGTCTTTGGTTTAGCAAGCCATACTTAACAGGCGAAACACCCACTTGATATTTGTACATAAATATCTATATACAAATATTTCAGTCGAGAAAACATTATGTCAAAAAGTTTAGAAGGTGTGCTGGTTAAAAAGGCTTATGCACGAGAAAGCATGAGTGACGAACAGTTGGTGGAATTTGCAAAGTGTGCAGATCCCAACACTGGGCCTTATTTCTTTACTAGTAATTTTTTCAGTATACAACATCCTACAAAAGGAAGAATGTTGTACAAGCCTTTTGCTTACCAAGAAGATTTGATAACTTATTATCACGAAAACAGATTCAGTATCAACTTGTTGGGAAGGCAAATGGGAAAAACCACAACAGCAGCAGGATACTTGTTATGGTATGCTATGTTTGTTCCAGACAGTACTATTCTTATTGCAGCACACAAATACAGCGGTGCACAAGAAATCATGCAACGCATACGTTATGCATATGAACTTTGTCCAGATCACATAAGAGCAGGTGTTACTAGTTACAACAAAGGCAGTATAGAATTTGACAACGGATCACGCATTGTAAGCCAAACAACCACAGAAACGACCGGACGTGGTATGAGTATTACACTGTTGTACTGTGACGAATTTGCATTTGTGCGTCCTAGTATTGCCAAAGAATTCTGGACGTCAATCTCCCCAACACTAGCAACAGGTGGTAAGGCTATTATTACTAGTACACCAAACAGCGACGAAGATCAGTTTTGGTTGCTGTGGAAAGGTGCAAACAAAAAAGTAGACGAGTTTGGCAACGAAACCAAGTTAGGCATCAATGGCTTTGCTGGTTATATTGCCACCTGGGACAAACACCCAGACCGAGACAAAACGTGGGCAGCAGAAGAAATGAGTCGTGTAGGCGAAGAGCGTTTCAAACGAGAGCACTTGTGTGAACCGGTGATTTTTGACGAAACACTGATCAACAGTCTGAAGTTAATGCAAATGACTGGGTCTGATCCTTTGCAAAAACAAGGACAAGTACGTTGGTGGAAAACTCCACAAAAAGGCAAGATATATGTTGTTGCATTGGATCCTAGTTTAGGCACTGGTGGAGACAATGCTGCACTTCAGGTATATGAACTTCCTGAAATGATACAAGTCGCAGAATGGATGCACAACAAAACACCGATACAGCGACAAGTGCGTATACTTGCCGAAATAACCAAATACATCAGCGAGACTATTCAGGATCAATACAATGTGTATTACAGTGTAGAGAACAACACACTAGGCGAAGCCGCATTGGTAAGCATCAGTGAAATTGGCGAAGAAAACATCAATGGTATCTTTCTAAGCGAACCATTCAAAGCAGGCAATGCCAGACGATTCCGCAAAGGGTTCAACACCACCAACAAAAGCAAATTAACAGCATGTGCTAAGATGAAAAATCTCATTGAGTCGGATAGAATGGTGATAAACAGCAAGCCATTGTTGGGTGAGTTTAAACATTTTGTTGCCACTGGCAGTAGTTATGCTGCGAAGCCTGGTGAAAAAGACGACTTGGTTATGAGCACAGTATTGGCTTTGCGTATGAGCGTAACACTACAAAGTTACGATCCAGAAATACAAAAACGTTTGCAAGACAGTCTCGACGATGTTGTTGATCCTATGCCATTTATTCTTTTATAATAGGTAAATATACGTATCATGAAACCATTGAACAAAACAGCAAACGACCTTTTTCAAATGTTGAGAACACGGTTCTCGCCAATAACCATTGGCAACGAAGATGCCGAGGTAGTGTCAGACCCGACGGAGGCTCGATTCTTTACATTTGAATACAAAGAAAATGACGAGTCAGTTGGAACAATCAGTGTCAGCATCATTGACAACAGAAGCCTCAAGGTATACTTCAATCATGACATGGTTGAAAATATTGTTTCGTCTAGCAAATGGTATGACTTTCTCAAAGATTTGAGATTCTTTGCGAAACAAAATTTGCTAATGTTTGATGCCCGTGATATACAAAAAGATCAACTTGACACCAGAGATTTTGAGTATATCAAACAAAATGACGGACCTTACAAGGAAGAAGACGTGGAAATTACAGAATCAGCAATGTACGGCAGCAAGCGAAAAAGCATGCAAAAGTTTGAAAACGCCACATTGGTTGTATATCACAAGAAAACAGTAGACGAAGAAAAGCGTGGATCTCGCAGTAGACACATTGACAGTATCTTTATTGAAAGCAACCACGAGCGTTTCCGTTTTCCAATTAACTATTTAAACGGTGCACGAGCAATGGCAGTGCATGTAAGCGAAGGTGGCACACCTTACGATGCAGTCGGAAAACACATTGTTAACACAGTAAGCGAAATGCAAAACCTTGCTAAGTTTGCACGCATGACCAAGCGCCATGCTACAGAAGACACTGAAGCAGAAGATATCCGCAATCGTGTGGTTGAAACTTATCATGGTATTAAGAAGGATATCATGCGTATGCAAAATCCCAAGAACTACAGAAATTTTGCAGAAAACTTTACACCAACAGACGCTTCGGGAGAAGCAGATGTTACATCATTACAAGAAAAATTTACAAGAAAAATATGGAATGAAAAAATGAATGATTTACTCCCAAGCGTACAGCGAGCACTAGAAGCAAAAGTTGACGAAGCAGACATTGATGAGAATGCATTTAACCAAGCAGCCGCAGCAGCAGCACGTGCTGGCCAAGACAGTTTTGAGTTTAATGGTAAAACATACAAAACAAAAATGGACAAGGAAACTGCACACAAACTAGACGAAGCAAGTCCGAGTGTGGAAAAAACCATCAAAGATCCAAACTTTGTTTTACTGTTGAAAAAAGACGATGCTGCTGATCGTATGATTAGAACCACCAAGTTTAGAAAAGCAGATGGTTTGCTTGCATTTATCATGAGCGACATTGCAAGCCGTATGATTGGCGACGGTGCAGATGCTGTTGCAAACTTTGCTAGTCAAATGGCGATTGACATTGGTGAAGAAGGTGAAAGTTTCGGTACTAAAATTACTCCTGAGTACAAAAGCGACAAACGTCTTGCTACCATGCTTGCACAACGTTATTTGCAGGATATCAAAAAAATTGCAACAGACGATGATTATGCAAACACTGTGAGAAAAGATCCAAGCGAAGTATACGGTGCCAAGAAGAAACGCAAAGGCGGATACCACGAAAGTGTTGAAGAATTTGAATCTTGGGCAAATGATATTTTCGAAGCCACAGTTGGTACAACCGGCACAACAGGCACAACAGGACCTAATGCAGCCAGAACCAACCAACAAGTGGTAAAAGCACTCAGCGGCGGCGACGCAAACAAAGCAAGAGATATCAAGCGTGTGAGCGACAAACTAGCACGTGGGCAAAAACTAACTCCGGCAGAAATGCCAGTTGCAGGCGAGATTGCCAAAAACGTTATGACTACCAAGAAACCTACTGCAGCAATGCAAGCACTGGCACAAGACGAGCATACAGATATGAAACAAACTCAATATGATGGTCATGACATTATGGGAGAAGATCCGCCAAACGGTATAGACTTTGACTTTGACAATCTCTCAAAAGTAAATTGGTCACAGTATTCAAAAGAAGATATCATGATATTCTATAAAGAAATTGAAAATCTTGATTTCGAGGATGGAGTTGATGTTAGTGGTACAGGGTATAGTGGCATGTATGCAGACGCAGTTAAATGGCTAGAAAACAATGTGCTTAACAAACACGAAGATGCAAGTGATACCGACAGCGAAGAGTTGGTGGTTGAAAAAACGCTCAAAGTCAAAGCAGATGCAGACCACAGCAACGACGATACTACAGATACGCAGATGGGGTCAATCACTGTTGACTCTGACGAAGATCGTAAAAAGCGTGCTCAAAAATATCGCGATAAAAAGCTATCAACCATGGACGAAGACGAAGACCTAGTACGTGAAAGTTTGGCACTGCTCAAAAAGTTCGCAGGTATATAAACACAAAGAGGCAGCGGTAAAACACTGCCTTTTTTTCTGACTTTTTTTATTGACTGTATAAATAACCCTGTGTATATTAGTATTAATAGTGTACACATTAGGCAAACACTATAGGCAACATGGCAACATAAAGGAAAATATCATGGCTTCACTTGCAGAAATTCGTGCTAAACTACAGCAACAAGAGAACCGTACTGGTTCATCATCAGGCGCCCAAGGTGGCGATCGTGCAATTTATGCACACTGGAACATTCCCGAAGGATCAACAGCAAAACTACGCTTCTTGCCAGATGGCAATGAAAAGAATGATTTCTTTTGGGTTGAGCGTAATATGATTCGCTTGCCGTTCAACGGCGTTAAAGGACAAATGGACAGTAAACCAGTTATGGTACAAGTACCATGTGTTGAAATGTACAACGATGGCACAGCATGTCCTGTGCTAGGCGAAGTACGTGGCTGGTTCAAGGACCCAAGTCTAGAGGATATGGGTCGAAAGTATTGGAAAAAGCGTGGTTACATCATGCAAGGATTTGTTCGAGAATCCCCGATGAATGAAGACGAAACACCTGAGAATCCAATCCGTCGCTTTATTATCTCTCCGCAGATTTTCAATGTAATCAAGGCAGCATTGATGGACACTGAAATTGAGGAACTACCTACTGATTTTGATCGTGGCTTGGACTTCTTGGTAACAAAAACACAAAAAGGCGGATACGCAGACTATAGCACCAGCAAATGGTCACGCAAAGAGTCTGAACTACTTAGTGAAGAGCGTGCAGCAATTGATGCACATGGTTTGTTTGATTTGAGTGAGTTTCTTCCTAAGAAGCCAGGTGAAACTGAATTGAACATTATTCATCAAATGTTTGAGGCAAGTGTTGACGGCCAGCCGTATGATCCAGATGCATTTGGACAATATTACAAACCGGCTGGCATGCAAATCAATTCGTCGAATCAGACTGCACCTGCACCAGCAGCAGCACCGGAACCTGCACCAGCAGCAGCACCGGAACCTGCAGTAGAGTCAACACCTGAACCTGCACCTGCACCTGTGTCGCAACCATCTGCATCCGACGGCAACAAGACGTCTGAAATTCTTGCAATGATCCGTCAGCGCAAAACTGCTGAATAAAAGATGAAAAATATTATCATTGGCAATGGATTTTTGGGAAATATTTTTAAAGAATCTTACCCAGATTATCAGATTCTGAATAGAAATGATAATATTAGTGAACCTGTCAGTGGGTGCATTGTTTGTGCACCCACTGGTAATCGACGAATTGTTGAAAAAAATCCAAACAAAGATTTAGATGATGTTGATAATATAATAAATCTTTTGAATAGTTTAAAACCCGTTCATACGACTCTTGTTAGTACAATCGACACTAAAATTTTGTCAAAAAGTAGTTATTCAAAAAACAGAAAAATTCTAGAAACTAGTTTTGATTATGAGATGATACTACGACTTCCTACTCTTATACACCGTCGTATACAAAAAAATTTTTTGCACGATTTAAGAAGA